CATGAGCCTGAGGCTGAGCCTGAGCCTGAGCCTGAGCCTGAGCCTGAGCCTGAGCCTGAGCCTGAGCCTGAGCCTGAGATTAAACAAGTAGTACCTTTAGTAGAACAAATGTTTGTACCTGAAGAAATAGATTACAATTCCATGACAGTACGTGAATTACAAGAAGTTTGTAGAGAACGTGGTATCACAATAAGAGGCACGAAAGCCGATGTGGTGTTACGTTTAAGAAGAAACGATGAAGGACTGTTAGGAGATACCGTAGATGACGAGACTGATGCCCCCTCAGAAGAGGCTGTTGAAGTTGAGTTGGATGCCCCCGTTGAAGAAACGGCTGTAACCGAAGGTGAAAACAATGCCACAGATAGCGAACAAGGAGAACTTATTGACAAAGAAGAATGAACAGAAATATGATATTAGTGTAGACCCTGATAATCCTGACCTAATTATGGAGGTTTGGATAAGGGATATTAATTTCTTTGATGTTCAGAATGCTGCTCAAAGCATGTTCATCATTAAACCAAATGGTGAAACAGAACTTAACCTAGAAGGGTATTGGACATACGCTTTCACTAATTGGGTGGTTAAAACCAACCCATCTTTAACACCAACAGAAATGACACAACTACAAGCACATGTAGCGAATCAAATAGTAGCCCACTTGCCTAAGCCTGATGAAATGGCGGAGATGATGCAAGGGGGTTTTACGAAGGCGAGCAACTGAGGATTAAGGGTTTTTTGAAGCATCGGAGAGTAAGAAACTCAGATGATTACAAAACCCAAAGTCAGTTGTTCGCCTACTTCGTATCGAAGCATTATAACATATCAATATGGGAGACACTAAACATGCCGTTAGATATTTTTTATCAATCTTTAAATTGGGCTATTGTTATGGAAGAACGGGAACAACAAGAAAGAAGTAAAGAACGTCTTGGAAACGAGACATCAAACGAAACCATTACACTTGACTACTCTTTCCTGAACTCGGAGGATGAGGAATGGTAGCACCACTTGTAGCATTAGGTCTAGCGTTGTCTAGAACTCAAACTGTCACAAAAGCCGCAATTGGTGGTGTTGCTATACTATCTACTGCTGTTTCAGGAATAGGCACAGCATTCAAAAAAGTCTTTGATATGGGAATTAAGTTTGCTAGTAAAGCGTTTACTTTCATGAAAGATTTTTGGACTGAACACATACGCCCTTTGTTTGAACCTATAATTGGTGTTTTTGAAACTATATTTTCTACAGTCGGAACTTTGTATGAGGGTTTTGTTAATCTATTGGTAGACCGTTGGGAGGCTTTCAAAAAAATAGTCTCAAGTCTTAAAGATACACTTGATAGTGCATTTGAGTTAATCACAAACCCATCTTTCGATGCATTAAAAACTCATTTTGGAAATGTACTAGTTTTCTTTGAAACTGTTTGGGATGAAACATTTGGTAGGATGTTTGCGTTTATATCTGACATTAATGTGTTTGACGGGATTAAAACCGCATTCACCACTATGTCAAATGGTATATCTTCCATATATGATATGACTCTAGCACCTGTGTTTTCTATGATGCAAAGTGCTGTTGATACTGTGGTAAACGGTCTTACAACAGTTGCTAACAAAATAGCAGATGTTTTAGGTTCTGTTGCTGGCACTATATTAGATATAGGAGGTAAAGGTGTTGATTTTGTCGCTGGTATAATACCCGGCGGTGGTGGCGGCGGCGGTGGTAGTACCGATACTGTTGCAGGTGGTGGTGGTGGACACACATTCAACATCACAGTCAACGCTGGTGGTATTACAGATAGAACGGATAAATTAGCATTGGCTAGAGAAATAGCATCATTATTACAAACAGAAGTTGCTAAAAATATTGGTGCTACAACAAGTGCGATGAAGTATTGAGGTATTAAGATGGCTGCTAGTGGAACACCTATTCGCCTTGTAAGAGAGGATGGCGAACTCATTGAGTTAAATGCCACTAAAATAGTTATGAGTACAGATAGAAGGTTTGGGCCAAAATCAGTACCCTTCTCAGGAAGCAATAGAGTTTCTCTAGATTTGAACTTGAATAAGGCTGTTATCTTAATTCAAGGTTTTTTCTCAGACGATGAGATAGCAGTTGGTGGAAAAAAAGCAGTTGCTACTATAGATTTTAATACATCAACTAGGGCTGGTTATTTTCCAAAAAATCCTTTTGCTACAGAAAGCAATATAAGAAAAGTTTTTGCCTCAGACCAAAATACTAAATTAACTCTCAAAGACTCTAATGGTACAGATAGAGTTTTGAATATGGTGTTGGGTGGTAGTAATGCATATAATAGTGGTACAAAAACTGTTACAGTTACTGCTACAGCCACACCTGCTCAAATAGCAACACAGGTAAAATTAGGCTTAGATACTTCTTATTCTAGTTATTTTACAACTAGTATAGTTAATGGTACTACGGCGGTTGATGGAAATATTCTTAATTCCAAACTTATAATTACTCAAACTAGTGATGGTGCTGGTGGAAATAGTAGTTCTCCTTTTTTCACTTTAGATAATAAGTTGATAGGTATGCGTATTCCAACTACAGAAGATTTTGCTGGTGGAAAAACTGCTAGTAGAAAGTCTGCTGGTGATAAAGCACAAGATATGTACAGTATAATGAACAATAGTAGTAGAAAAACTTTGAGAGCAGCAGGTCGAAGATTAGGTACTATATTTAACTCAACTAAACATGGAAATCCGTCTAATTCACTCTTAGGTAGCACAGGAAGCGATTACATTGTTGGTATTCTCATACCTTTTAATTCTATATTAACTGATGGTGATTATACACCTAGAAACTTTTTCATGCCAACAGGGTTTTTTGACAAAGGTGAAAAAACTTCTAAAAATGCAAAAGCAGCAGGTACTCAGTTTAACGAAGTGGATAATTTCACAGGCATAAGCGGGGGTATGAAAAGTATGGAAATAATGTACGATGCTGGTGAAGCAATATATACTTTCGATATGCAATTCTTACCTTCGGATGTGATGTTATAACACTCATTGGCACTAGTAATCACGCTTTCTTTTTCGATGGAATAAGCGATAGTATTGTTGTGCCACAAGGTTACTTTTCTTCTATAGGTAATAAGAACATAGATTCTGAACACGATATTAGAAGTCTTTTGAATGCAAAAGCAAAAGGTGGAATTGAGTCTGTTACATCAGGTCTTTACAGTAGACACATAGCAATTGAAAGTTGGTTGATGCCTGATTTTGGTGGTGTAGTTGTTGAGAAAAGAAATCAGTTTTCTCTCAAAGTTGGTGAAGTGCATGAAGCAGCACCTATCGTATTTACAGTTAGTTTGCTAAATAAAGGTAGAGTAGAAGAACATACTATAGAAACAGGTTATCATGATGGTAGTCGCTATGTTGGTGCTATATATCCTAAAACAGAAAGTAGTGGTATATTCAACACTCAACCATCTGATTTGAATAGAAATCACAGAGAGTTAATCCACGTTGTTGCAACATTTTATGGTAATAAAATAGAGATATATGTCAACGGTATTTTGATGGCACACAAAACGCTAAACAATCCTGATTACATTTTGAATGTTAGTGAAGAGAATATTTTCATTGGTGGTAAAGGCGGTGAGTTTAGAGGTGTAATCGAAAGTTTACATTTGGCTGCAAACTTTAGACCGCAGATGATTAATCCTTCAGTTCCGCTTAAAGGTGAAGATACTTTACTTCTTTACCGTTTTGAAGAGCCAATAACCGTTTTTGATGATGTTTTCAAACTAACGAGTAGTGCATCTTCAGGTGCTACAACAATAAACATCGGAACAACCGCTGCTGCTAAACTAGCCACGCTTCTCAAAGGTGTGAGTGTTACAAGCGGCACTATTGACTTCACTCAATCCCCGTTTAGTAGTGGAAATTACAAAGTTATACAAAGCACTTCCTCAGGGATTACAAAACACGATGTCGCCCATGTACCTTACAATTTACTTCTAAGACCGGGTGGCTACGACTATACAACGAAGAAACCAAATGGTAGTCCACCTGAAAGAGTTAGACTAAAAAGCATCAATGTTGATACAGGTGTTTTAACTATAGCGAGTATACATTTAGACTTCAACACAGCCAATAATGGTGCTAGAGGACTTCTTCACGTTCACACCACAGATAGCAGATTGGTTGTTGTGGGTGCTGATTTACTGATAGATTCGGGTACAGGTAAACCGTATCAACCACCACATTATTCTTCTAGAGCAATAGATAGAACAGGTCAAATGGTGATAGATGAAAGCACATACGAACAACATGGGTTTGTGTATTCTTCTAGAATGGCTCTTTCAACAACAGATACAGACAATCCATATGCAGCAACTTGGCCTACTACTATTTCTACAGACTTTAGCATAGGTCATTCAGGTAGACACATCAATAATCATGTTGAAGGTCATCATTATCTTAGAAAGTTTCCTAAGGCCAATGAAGAGATATTAGATTCTCAAAGTGACGGTAGTGCTGATTTAATAAGTGCAATTTACGATGTGCCTTTAGATGGTATGAAAGAGCAACTGAGCATTAATAGCAAAGTAGACTTATACAAAGAAATAGGTGATTACACTGTTATTGATTTTGTAAACTCATCTACTGTCAGTAGTATATACAGCAACTATGAACTTACTAGTAGCCCCGGCTCAGGAGTACAAGAAATAATTGCTATAGGTGGTAGCGGGTTTAATTACACACCTTTCCTTCTCAAATCTCCTGTTATATCTCCAACTGCGACACCAAATGAAAACACTAGGTCGCATCATCTAAGACCTAGTAAAGAAAGCAGAGTAGCGTTGTTACATGTTCCGGTATTAGCATCTACTTACAATTTAGCACCTTATGTGCAAATACATTACAATGCTATAGATTTGACAGGTGCTTCAATGAATAGTAGCAATAGTAGTGTACCTTTATTGATGGTTGAAAAAATGATACCTTCAGGCACTACTGTAATTGCTGAAGGTGTTTTTCTTTTTGAGACTATAAAAACAGCATTGAACTCAGGTGATTTGACTCTATACGCACCGGGTGGTTGTATATTATTAGACAGCGGAGAAAACGCCAATGCAAGAGATTTACTAGAAGTTCATGCACTATCATCAGACAGTAGTGAAGGATATGATGCCGACACACTTCTTGATGAATCCAACACACCACCTAATCTAACTCCTTATGTCGGTGATACTCTTGTTAACACACCGCCTTCTATTATTACAGATTCAACAAGTAAAACAACACAACATGATTCTTCATTCCATAGAATGATGTTTGAAACTGTTAAATCTACAAAAAGTCTAGGAGATTATTCAGATTACAAAACTATGGATGTGGTTGCTACAAACAGTTCCGCAGAACCTGACACCATAGTTACATCATCCTCATCCCCTGTGTTTGAGTCTTTTGATATTATAGATAACGTAAGTATTGCTGACACACACGCAGACACAATGCTAATTGTGCAACCTTCACAACGCTCTAGGTTTTATCAATTAAAGAATGTAAAAAGCCAAAGAAACACCCTTGACAACCCAAATATAATTAGTTTGCATTATCTTCTAAGTAGAGGTAGGTTGAGAAGTGTAGATGAAACAAAAGAAGATGAAGGTGCATCTTATACAACAATACAAGCAATAGGATTACAAAACTCACTTTCGGGCAGAAATGTATCTTTCACAGGTTCAGGTAGTAACGATTCACACATTGTCAAAGAAATAGAACCTAACGCGCCTGTTGTTAGTGTAACTTTAGGTGGTGTGGGGCAAGGTGCTGTTGATACTAAACCGACATTCTTAGAGAGTGAGTTCAGTCGAGAACCATATTCAACAAGAAGAGATTATGTTGTTACAGCAATAAAGTATGATGCAACCAACAAGAGAATATACGTTAACCCGATAAACAACAATTCTGCAAATATGAAAAGTTGGGGTACGTTTGGATTCCCAAAAGCAGGTAAGATATATTTTGAAGATGGTTCTCATGCCAAGTATGATTTTAAAGCGTCAACTTATTTTGAGTTTTCAACTGCTACAGCAGGTAGTAGTGACTTTGTTAGCGGTGGTAGAGAGTACACTGAAATCTATCAATTGTTACAAAGTAGAAATCTACTTTCAGGTGTAACGTCATCAACAACAGGAGATTTGAGCATTACCGCTGTTATATCTAGTGAGCCTGATTTTGGTGTTGAATCTCAAATAGAAGATGGAACAACTGTGAATGATAGAATGTTCCACAGTTTAAACGATGTATCACAAGATTACCAACTAGGTACTCAATATGCTTCTACTAGGGCTTTGGTGGAGATACCATTCTTCGCTAATCAATTCTTTGATAATGAGAGCGTAGGCACTTTAGTAGATGGTGATAACTCTTTCAAAATACATCTTGATGCTACTAACACAGCACACACGTATAATCCAAGTCCTGTAGGTAGAAGGCCAAAAAGTGTAGAACAAACAGATAGAGAGGCACTATCGGCTTATGCACACGCTATAGAGAACAACACTTACATTTCTTCTGCTAAGGTTCTTTCATACGATGGTACAATAACCATCACTGTTGATGATGCTAATATATTCCCTGATGCTAACTCTTCTGATATTGGTACTGATTTTAGAAATATAGGTGGTAACGGACAAGTTCTAAGGAATAGAAGGGCTTTTACTAAAACAGGAGAGTGGGTAGTTTATACCGATGTTGATTACAGTGCTAACACCCTTACTGTTACAGACGGTGATTATTTCTCTTCTGTTAATTTCTTCAATGAGTTAGAAAACAATGAAGGCGATTTACGCCTTTATGTTGGACAAACATTACCAACAGAATTGATAGAACCAATAGGTTCTGATAAGAGTACACCTTCGGCAGACTTTGAGAGCCGTTCTGAATATTATCACGACCAAGCAAGTATGATGACTCAGGGTGGAAATGTTGATTATGGTTTGAGGCAATATGTCAGCGCAATCGAAATCAAAGCAGGGCCGGAAAGTAACCCACACGCAGAAAAAGTTACAACAAAAAGGGCTAAAGGGGATATTCAATCAATTCGTTCTTTTGGTGCGTCAGACGTTAATACGGTTGTTGTCTCACTTTCTCCTGATGATTTACTTCTTTTTCCTAGTTTGGGAAATCGTTCAATAGATGATTTTACTCTTGGTACAGGAGAATTGTTTTACGAAGCCACAATAGATTACAACGGTACTGATTACAAGTTTCATTACTACGGCCATCTTGAAGAAATAAACAACTATGATAACACAGGTGCTGCTGCTGTGTCATCTGATATAGCAAAAAATAGCATAGTGTTGGTATACTATACTTCGGGTACATATCCTACGGCTACTCCAACGGCAACAAGTGGTCTTGATTGGGTTGATTTTATCGGTAGTGAAGTTAAATTAACAGGTAGGAAAAGAAGAGTATTCTTTGATGAATATGTGAATAATGCAACAGGAAGTGTGTTACAATTTGAAAATGAAAAGAATCCGTTGTATTCTGAATTAATAGCGAATACTAAGTTTAGTTCAGGGCTTGTGTGGGCTAGTACAAGTTCAAAAACAATAACCGTAACTAATACTACTACTTCAAAATCTTTGAATGATTATTTTGACATGAACTTCAAAGAAGGAGATTTATTGTTTTTCAAATATTCAGGTAGTATTAGTAGCGTAAACAAAGATGAAATTGGTTATTTAGGTGTTGTGGATTATGTTACAGGTGGTACAAGTATAACTCTCAAAGCAAATGTACCTGCTTGGATGAGAGAAGAAACGACAGCACAAATAGGCGTTGCTGTAAATGATTTCAATGATTTTGATGCTGTTCTTAATTCTAGTTGGTTGCACCCTTATTGTAATGGTGGACTACGACAAGGAGATACTGTATGGGCTAATATGTCATATAGCAATCCTCATGCTATGGAAGGTTTGTTTTCAAAGAGTAGAGGTATACATAATGAAGGTCTTGTATGGAAAGGTTTCAATGGTGGTGAGGGTAGTTTAGATGCTACAAACCCAAGAGACAGTATACCGATGGAGAACTTCTTGATTGGTGATACATGTATAGAAACAGCAAGAAACCTAGCACAACACATCAATAAGACTGTTGAAGAGAATTACAAATCTTTAGGGTTAAATGATGTAATAACAGCAGATTCATTTATCGTAGGGAAAAAATACAAAATAGTTTCTACAGGTGATACAACATTTACATCTATAGGGGCTATAGATAATGAAGTGAATACTACATTCACAGCAACAGGTGTTGGTAGCGGGACAGGTACAGCAACACAACTTGATGCACCAACAGTAGCATTCGTAGACCCGTATCTAGCAGGTGAGAATCATGCTAGAGTTCTGTTATACGATGCTGAACACGATAGAGAATACATCGCTTTCCAAGACATACACATGCAAGTGCAATCATCTGCTGAGACAACTAAGATTGGTTGGGATAGAAATGTGGTTGAAGGTACAAACACATCATCTACTGATTTAGTAAAAAGACTACCTGAGATAAACGGTGCTGCTGCACATGGTTATACAACACAAATAGACGTTGCTAACGGCTATCCATCACAAAACAAGTTCATTCGCTCAACTCAACAATCTAAGTTTATTGAGAGTGCATATGCACACGACTTAGCCAATAAGCAAACTGATGATTTAATTTACAGCACTTTGTATGATGACACAGTTAGACAAAATAACTTTTCAAGGTTATATGGTAAAGCACACGGACACCATGTACATGTCGGTTTGAGTATAACAGGTAATGCAGACGGGTATGCTTATTCATTCAGTACACCACTTCGTAACAATGAATCTGTAGCATCATGGAAAATAGCAAACTCTTACCATGTGCTAAATAGAAAATTGACAAATGGTTTCATAGATGGTTTGTCTAAAAACATTTCAGATTCATTAAGAGATAGAGGCACATTCTTTGATACCCCTGATGGTACAAGAGTCATTCCAGCATTTTTGTGTTTGAAGGGCATAAGAGCAGAATCTCTTGATTTAAGTGATGCTAGGATGAAACTCTTACCTCAATGGACACAGATGGACTTTGTAAGAAGATTAACAATATCTACAGGAGAGGTTGCTGAAAGTGAAAGTGTAGTTGATGTTGAAAGTGCTGTCAATGAAATTGTTAGAAAAATAAACCAATACGGTGCATTACAGGCTAGATTGTCTAATGGTGCGTCTGCACACGACCCTTCTCCGTTTTGGGATTCAGATAAGGCATTTGCTAATCAAGATAGAGGTTCTCACATGGGCTATCTTAGAGCGCATATTGGTAGAAGCGTAGAGGATAGACAAGGAAATCAAGGACATACTATAGTAATACACAGTACAGTACCGGGCGCTACGGGTAGAAACTTTTGCGTTTGGTTAGATAACAGTACGTCACAGACATCTTACAACCCTCAATTCTTAGTAGGACATGGAGGTAGATGGCGTAACTTTTGGGCTTTACCTGAAGAGAAGCAAGGTGAAAATATGCACCCTGCCCCTATGCCTCTTGACAAAAATGGTAGACCGTTTGCACCGATTACCACATTAAGACAATACATACAATCAGATGAAAGTGGTGAAGATGTATTATCAGTTGCTGATTTTGGTGCTTCCAAAAATACAGACCTTTTGGCTCTCAGCGATGTGTTAAGTGGAAAAAATCACAATTCTGTAAACCCTGACTCTTTTGATTTAGAAGCATCTGCTACCATTGTTGAAGGGTTGAAAACAGGAACAGCAGCAATTGGTAGAGTAAACTTTGGTGGTCTTGTTGCAACAGGTGTACCGGGTTTTTCACCTAAAGCCGGACTTTACGGATTTGGGAAAAGAGGCGATACAACATTTGCTAATAGATATGGTGTGAGTGATATTGCGGATAATGATTACACTTCACACATATCAACATCCTCATTAGATGAAGAAAATATAGGCTCACAAAACATATATGGTTTACAATTAAAAGACCATAAAAACAATACATACGGTGTTAGATATATCTATAGTAAATTAGGTAGAAGTTTTTCAAATGAAAATACTATTTTACCTGATACTTTCCGAGATGAAGTACAAGTGTATTTTGATGATTCAAGTAATGAAGAAGGTGGGTTTACCATTGGAAAACATATGCGTGGCACAGGAGATGCAACAGGTAGGTTGTCTAGTTCTCTTACAGCATCTGATTGGAGAGGGAATAGATGGAATGCTGTGCCTTCTCCAAATCTAGGTGTTAAACTAAGTTTTGTTGTTTCGGGAAATAATGTAACAGTAGACGATGGTAACGGTTCGGGTACAGGGTATATAACACCATACACAAGTTCAGATTTCACACATCCTGATAAATTAGGTTACTTAGGATTTCCAAAAGAAAACGGTGTCTTTCAAACAACTAAAGTGGCATCAGGTTCAACAGAAGGTGATGTTACTAGTTACGAATATAGAATTGGTGATACTTTTTACAATTGCACTAATGCACCAGCAACAGGTGATTATATTGTATCTCCGACTATGAATTGGACTACATTAGTTACAGATGAATTATTGGCTGCTGTCACAGCATTTGCAATTAACTCATCGTTTAATTCTAATAATGATGTTATAGATTATATTCCGTTTGATTGCACATCAATGTATGCTGCTGATGGTAGAACATTTGGTGAACACGGTGTTAGGCGTGATGCCATTCGTATAAAATCATCAAAACAAATATCCAAGATGTTTTCAGCATCTACACACAAAGACTTCGGTATACAAGCAGCACATCTAGAGTTTGGTGAAGTAAGAAAAGCAGAAGTAGACACAGATGGTAATTGGACTTTTGGCACATCTAGAGCGCCTAGTAATACACAAGTGGACACAGGTAGAAGTGTTGATTGTGGTTATATTCCAAGTACAATTCTAAGAGTTAAAACTAAGTTTTGTGGGCCTAATTCCAACACTGTTACACCGATTATAGTTGGTAGTGATAACAAACCAATAAACACATCTCGGTGGAAAAAGAATCTATCAGGTGAAGATTATGTTGATGTATCAGGTGATAAGATATTACCAAAAATAGACAATCCTATAGTTAGAACTGATGTTTCACAAAGTAGTCATTGGAATCACCAACACGTAATTTTAACTAATGACATGTATCATTTCCTCAAACCTGCTACCGATTACACATCAAGCGATAGTAGTGCTAGTCATATACAACCATTTGGTGAAAGAAAGAATATATACATAAACAAAGATACCTATGTTACAGCAGAGGCTTTTGTAGGGGATAATACCACACATACACTAAACAACACAATACGATGGACAGCAAATAGTGAAATCAATTGGCCTTCTTCTGTTGTAGACGCATTCTTACATTTACACCTATCTCAAGAGTTTGATGGTATACGCTCACTTGGTAGTGTGCTATCTGAACCTATAGTACATTTCAAAGGTGGAAAATCAAGCCCCGACCATAGCGTACCGTTATTCTTCGGTGGTGGTTTTAGTGGGGTTGTGTTGGATGTTAACGATGGTTCAATGAATGACTATTCAGACTTCTATACACATCCTTACTCAAATGGGCCAACAGGAACTGCGGGTATACAGAATGCAAATGAAATATCTACAAGTTTTGCCATGTTAGATTGTAATGCTATCTTCTCTTTCTTCCCCGGTGCTGCGTTATGTAACCAACATCGAGGTAGTCCGTTACCACCTGTGTTCAACAAACAAAACGTGTTGTCAACAGATTTGGATAGAGGCGGTACTCTATGTGATACTAATGGTGTTGTAAAAGCCAAACCTGTACCGTTGGTCTTGAGATTCCCACACCCAACAGCCCGTTATGAGGATTACAAAAACGATGTAGATAACAAAACAACATACTTGGTGTTTGGGCCGGGTCAAGCATTCCCTTTCCATAATGAAAGAACTACATCTAATGGTGAGACTACTAACCCTACAGAACCACATCCGGGTAGAGTTGTAACAACAGGTAATGGTTGGAACAAAGTACCATACTATGATGACCGATTTCACAATCAAATAAACAACAAAGATACAGGTAATTCTTGGAAAGCATATAGACCGAGATTGAAATCAAATTATCTTGCAGAAGCGATGTATCATTGGCGTTGTGTTATCAATTGGGAATCACCTGCTGGTTACTCTCTAGGTAGAACCCATAGACAATACCCCTCACATGGAAGAAACTACGGACAGATGATTGATGTAGACACCACTTATGATAACCGCACACAACCACTAGGCTACACACCTTTCATTGGTTACGGTATAGCAACAGCCGCAGATACTGTGTTTCACATGGATGGTGGTTTCCATCCCGGCGGTCATTGGATGGATGAGATAATTACCTTCAACCCACCAAAACAAACAACAGAAAAAATCAGCGTTTCAGGATATAGTGAGATTAACCCAACAGCATTCAGAGTAGGTGCTGCTATGGTGACTGCTTACATAGATTGGACACAAACAACAAACCTAGCAACAACCGATGTAGATACTGAATACATTGTTGTGGATGGAACAAGATGTCAGAACGGTGAAGAGTTAGCATCCGTTATCAGTTCGGCAATCAATTCATTCCCCGGCAAAGGTGCGTTGAAATCTATAGGTGGCACACACCATCCTTCAATGGGTACGTCAAACAGACAAGACCGTTACGGTTGGGTTGATGTTGCTAATCCCAACTTTACAGATTCTACTTGTGATACTACTAGTGGAGATGCTACTGTAACTATGGATAGCACTGCTGAATTATTTGTTAGTATGTCTGTGTCCGGCACAGGTATTCCTAGTGGTGCGACAATATCTAGTATAACTAACTCTACCACTTTTGAATTAAGTGCAAACGCTACTGCTTCTAACACCAACACTACTTTAGTATTCGGTACAGTAAACTCATCAATTACAACAATGGGAGATATGTGGATTGAGAGTGCAGAAACAACAGACCAAGACATGTTGAATAATTTACCTGCATCGGGTTGGTTAAGAGCAAGTACCACAACAAGTCCAGCATACGCTTGTTATTACATGAAGCAAGTAATACCCGGTAGTGGTAGTAACTTCAAGGCTAGATTCTACTTTGCCCCAAATCAATTTAGAGGCTCGGTAAGTTCAACAGCAGATAAGAAAACATTGAGAGGCTTCTTCCATGATAACGGTGCGGTAACACCTGCTACTGATGATAAATTATGGGTGTGGTCTAAGACAGGTGTTATTCGTTTCAACAATGAGAATGCAAGCACACGCGACCACATGACACAGGTTCATTTCTCAGGTATAGTAGATGCTATTGATAGAACCAAACCAATAGGTGCTGTTGGTTGGCATGGTGAAAGATATTCATATCTCAACAGTTTGAAAGTAGGTACAGAAGGTTATGCTGCTGGTTTAGGTGCATACCATCCATTCCTCAATTTTACACCATATGGTACTGCTTCAACTGTAATGAACGTGTATGGTTCTTTACCACTAATAGCACCACTTACTGATTCTCCTGAAAGCGGTGCGATTATCAATGACGGTGAAACTACAGTCGCCACAAGAAAGTCTTACATTAGCACACCTTACACAAGTAACACGTTTACAACTGCTGCTGCTAGTTTAAGAAATTACGATTATACAGACCCAAAAAACACAACACAAAGGTCGGTAAAACCACCAAACTATGTGTTTAGTTACGCTAATACAGATACTAATAGTGTGATGGAAGATTCGTTACATCACCCACAAGGGGTATACTCATCTGCATTTTTAGTGGTGTCATATGAAAGCGAATTGTCAATGGTAGCAAAACACGATAGAGATGGTGTGGATGCTTTTGGTGATTGGTTGTACGCAAAACATGGCACTAGTGCAGACATATCAGATGGTGGCACTACCAAGTGGGATGAGAGATTTCACGGACAAGACCGTTTCATAGCACCTGCAAATGCAGGGCCAAACGTAGAGGCTTTGATAGTAGATGGAACACAAGTACCACAAGGTACAGTAGGTTCTAATTGGATTGATTCATTATTCCCACCTGCTAGTGGTGATTTCGTACATCTACATTCTGCTGTTTCTAATGACCTTTCGTTACACAATGCAGTACCCGGATTCAAAGCAACAGGAGATTTGTTGTATGACTTAGACCACTCTGTGGGGTCTTTCAATTTACAAGCAAGTGGTGTTGAAAGAAATGTATCAGAAGATTATCATTCTTCAACTTACACTTCATTGTTACATGGAGATGCAAATAAGTTTTGGATGTCTGATATAAACGGTTATCAAACTTACAAAAATAGTCCTGTTAAAAACTTCACAGTAGAGAATGTTGTGTGGAAGAGAATGGATGGTGGCAACCTCTCATTACCCGCAATCAACGCTAGAGGTATGGGTGCTGTACCTTTCGTTACAAGAGTCAAAAATAACACAGCATATCTAACAGGTGAAAAGATATATGGTAACGTGAGGTTTAGTTTTGAAACAACCAATTCTGTTATGATGCCTACAATAGAAGCACAGGAACTAAAACAACCCGGTTTACCAAATTACAAAGTAAACAACGTGCTACAGATACCAAATGAAGAAATACAATTCCAAGAGATAACAGTAGTTGATGATAGTGGTAAGGAACACACCATAGAAGGCGGTAGTCCGTTTGGTACTGTGATTAGATGCTTTGATGTCAAGAGAGGTAAACCATCTCTTGCTAACAGCGGTGAAGCGCCCAACCTAGCAGTTAGACTACCTAATCCTGATAGCATACCCGGTAACATTGTTGTGCGTTCAGGATTTGACCCTATACAAGCCTATCAGAATGAGACACTCGGTGCAGGTGGTATGCAACATCCCGGCAAAGGCTCAACACGCTTAGGAGAGTTATTTGAGAGGACAACGCAACATAACCCAGTAAATCACCCATTGTATGAAGAATACGGTTGGGAACACTTTGATGAAGAATCAGGTGAGAGTAAGATTGGTGGTTTCAACACCAACAGTTTAGATTCTGCTTACGAACTACATGACAGGATGCTTTTATTCCATGTGTGTAAAGTCGGTGTTGGACACACTCATCGTTACCCAACTGCTTATGCACACGCTGTTACAAATACTGTGGGTGGTGGTGTTGTTAATCAGGCTCTAACTGTATCTTCTTTCTCTAGCGGTACGTTAACAGCGAGTGCTACAATAGATACAACAATTTTTGCTGCTGACTTCGGCACTAAAGAAGAAGATGATAACAGGCGTTACATTAGAGTATACAACGCTAGTGGTGAAAGCGGTCTAGCATCCTACACAGGTGTTAGTGGAACTACGTTTACAACAGTCAAAGGGGATGCAAACTTCGTATCACTTGTAGCGAAAACCGACACACTAACGATAGTGCCATCCTATCCTATTCCAGCGGGCTCTGCTAGATTCTATGCAGCAAACAGATTACGCGACCACGCAGAAGTGAGTGGTAACTCTCCTGATATGGCACACACAAAATACGTTGACGGTAGTGAAACGCCATATCAAAGATACTCAAAACCAATAATGACACCTATGGCTTATCCTAGAATGGGGCATCACTATGTCAATGCAACACAACCTATGCTACCCGGTCATTGGGCGCACCCTGCATATCAATCACTTTACAAGAAACACAGGTTTGAACAATCGGTAAACATTGGAAGAAAAGACAGTAAGACAATGAAAGACGCTGTTGTTGCATCATCTGAAGAAGTACCTGTAAAGGCTGATTTATCAATAGGAGACAGCCTTAACCCTGTGGAAGCAGAAGTTGTGTTTGGCTCTCTAAACGCTGCACCGAGTCCACCATCCGATTTACATGGCGGTGCGTTCACACTAATGTTTGAAACATCTGTGAAGTGGGATGGTTACGGTGTGTTAGCAAGTTTGGGTAATGCTGGTGTTATCAATAAAGCAGGTGGACATAGGATTGTGTTGGCCGCCGCTGCTAACTATACACTAGCAAATCATTTCCCTGACCCATCGGAAGTCGGTGCTTACCAAATAGTCATACAACCAAACATGTTTAGGGGGCAATTCGGCGGCGTTATAGAAAGTGAGAGTTATGCATTTACAGGTCAACAAGTAAACACAGTAATTGGTATTAAAAAATACGATAGTGAGTTTGGTGGTTTAGTGTTAATACTAGCAAAAGCGACACAATTTGATTGTAGAGGTTGTGAAGTATTCGTAAATGAGTTGATGTTAGACGTATCTCCTGATTTTGGTAGTCAATTTACAAAAATACCACCTCTATTACTTTACAATTCATATGGTGTTAACTTAAATGAAACCCCATCGTTCACTAGAAGGAACTTCCCATACTCCCCAATGATGGTGAAGTCAACACCTTCACACACACTTAACGTGCCGTGGTGGTCTATATTGTTTGGAAAGATAGATAGTAGCACAGAATTAATTACAGATAATTCAAATTACATGGGATTGTCTCAATATGCACCTCATAATTATGAAGTGTTTGCAAAAAGTACCTATGGAAGTGTCGGACATATATTAGGAATGCAAGGGCATAATACAAAATACCCAAATATATATTCAAGTATATTAGAAAATACATCTCCAATTGCAAAAAGTATAGTAGCAACTAAGACAAGTAATGGTGAGTTTACTGTAAATGATGGTAGTGGATTTCCCGCTAATCCTCAATTTGGACAAGAAATATACTATACAGCAGCAAATGGTAGGGTTTATTCTACTACATATACCCGCACAGGGTATGCAACAGACGGTATTAATTTAAGAAATACCTTTAATGTAACTAATAGTAGTCAATTTTATTCTAATTTAACTACAGGTGTTACAATATATCTAAGTACAAATTATAATTCATATACTTCTAAGCAATATAGTAATGATAAAACTATATCTAATTATGCAAAAACAATTAGTACATTATCTTCAGGTAGTAGAGATACAAATACATTACACCCGCCTGATGCATTCTTATGTTTATGGAGTCATAATTTAGGTAGACCTATGACATATTTCTCAGATACTAGAAGTGCTTGGGATAGTCAACCATCAGTTCAAGCAAGATACAACGCTGTGCCTGAGCATTATGAAACAATACATTATCATTCTGCTAATTATCAAATGAGTTTTGGCCCATTTAGTTTTATGATGAAAGCACAAAAAGCATCTAATGGTGATGGAACGGTCAATACCATAGATAACGACCTTAATACTTATGATATATCATCAGGTATTTATGGCGCTACTCTATATGGTGGTTATTGGCCTTGTGGTAGTAGAGGTGGCCCACAAGTTAGTTGTTTGGATAGTTATACACAAAGCAGCGTTTCTTGGGCGTTACCGGGTTTTGCATCTAATGTGACAATGAATTGGGAAGATGAAGGTTGGAATAGTCTTAACAACATATACACAAGAACAACAGGTCTTACCACAAGAATTAGTAATGATACAGTTAGAAGAAACTTCGGCTATAGAGTTGGATTAAAACAAGCATACAACCGCCCTGCTTGGGGCATTATACCTGCTCGCGGCGCTTTAGAAAAAACCGCCACAGGTTCTGCATACAACACTACTAGTTACGATTCAGGGCCGATAGTGCAAATAGAAACACATGGTAATCTTTCATCCAAATATAATGGGATTTTAGGCCGTTTAAGCAACTTTACAGGTATGTTAAACTCAGATGTGCAAGGTGAACAAGTGCGTTACGCACAAGGCACAAGGATGACTAGACCGTTTGGTGTGCCTGTAAGAACACTATCTAACAAGAGTACAGTTGAAAGAGATTGGTGGGGTGATGTAGAAGGTTTGGAAATCACAGATTTGGCGTTAGCATCCAAACATTACCTAGTAGATTGGTGGGGTAACGATAGGGGTGAAGATGTGAGAAAATCACCTGTGCGTGGATTCGGTATTAGACCTGCTTGGGATTGCGGTAACGCATACAAAGAAGGCACTAACACACCGTTTGATAGAGTGTGGAATAGTGGCTCTCCGTTATTCAATGTGAAGAACATACTCAACAGCAGCGGTCAAGTTAGCATCACTAACAGTAAAACAATACCGCGTTTTGGCGGTGTTGTAAATGATGCAAATAACGATAGTAGTAGCACCTTAGTGGATGTGTTTGCACCATTCCATTCTTTGAGAGTGGGTGATATGGGTAACGGTAGAGGTGTTAGATACCCGACTTTCTTCAACCAATGTGTGTATACCGATGTTAGTCAGGCTGTGGTTAACACAGGTTTGGTTCTAAGCAAGCACACATCTGAACCGTTGTTTGGTGAGGGTTTGTTACGCCCCCGTAACGCTGTACTGCAAGCCGATGAAGTCAAGAGAGGTATAAGCAATTCACTCAATTTATCAGATGATGGTTTGTTGAAACCCGAAGCAACGGTCAGTAGTAGAACAGAAACAATAAGCGGAAGTTCACAACACGTTGATGCAATCAGTAGAACAAGCCCAAGAATCGGTATTGATGCACCGTTGTTTGACACAACCGAAGAAAACTTTGTTGCTCTAAACAGCGAAGCACATAGTCTACATACAGATAGAAACGTAGGTCAAAGAGTTGTGTTGCAAAACGCATTCAAGAGAAACAGTAACAGCACAACTAACGATTTCATCACACCTACGTCTTTCACTAGACAACCGGGTGGCTCTCCACAATCAGCAATATTGAGATTTAGCCACACTAACGTATTCCGTAGTTATGGCGGTTCTTACATCTTAGAAGCAAAGAATTATTCGACTATAGTTGATGATAGTGGTTGGGGTAGAGACAACATAGCATCACCTAGTAAATCAAGTAATCCTTATCAAAACTCAGTTAAGAAAAACAACAATCGAGCAAACAATGAAACTGATAAGTCAGTAAGATTCTTACTAAGACCGATTAGAGTGTTGGATAATAAACACGTTGAATTGTATAGAATGAACGACCAATTACATTCTGATAGTCCTCAAGAAGTTGACACGGAGAAATCTTACTACGCTGTCACATCAGGTAACAAATATGGGTTGTTTAACTATGAAGTAGATACACCTTCCACATCATCATTCTATGTGGGTGGTACAGCAGGTGCAAATGCAAACGGGCCGTATTATCCTGTGGTGTTGTTTGATGATGCTTCTTTCACAAATACTCGTTCAACAGGTCCAACAATACCAACTAGTGAATCTTCAAACTTCACCACAAATGTCAAACAAACTGTTGCTAGACTTATTGTAACAGAAAACACATTACAACATCACCGTTCTGATTCTGTAAGAAAAGGTGATTTCACAGTCCAACCAAGATTCTCTCAAACGCTGCATCCTAAAGGACACAAAGGAGATGTAAGTTTCAACACAGACGACCACACAGGTGATGCAACATGACTTTGATAGAACCTGCTAACGGGGCTTTCACCGAATCTCCAAATGAGATTATGTATGATGTTAGAAAACCTGTGTTTGTAGACAACGCACTTCATTTAGGAAAATACGAATCACAAAAACTAGGTTTGCCAAAGGTAAGTTTTACCGCAACACCACACACATTGGCTACTGAAAAGAAATACAGCGTTGTTGAAGAGCAATCGTCAATGTTATTATCCCACAACAAAACAGCAGGGCATACATCTAAAGTTAGCGTTTATTCCCCTAGTGGTGTTAACACAACATCTAGATTGCTATATGACTCTAATGATGTAAGTAAAAGGCTCTATAGAGATACTGTAGAAAATCTTCCTGAGCAAATTAGACTCAATTTATCCAACATGGAAAATCAAACATTTGCTGATTTAGGGTTGAGTAACACATTCCATCTAGGCCAACCCGTTGACGTTGGACTAAGAACTAGTGATTTAGCACTAGAGTTAGCATCTGAGGTTGATGGTGTACTATCTTCCGTATCAATAGGCACACCTTTGACTGTAACAAACGCAGATTCACAAAGGAGAAAACACAGTAACACTTTCTCAGCCTTTAATTTCAATAACTTCAATCTGATGGTCGCTCTAAAGATTCTTTCAAGAAGAGACAATAGAGTTTTAGAGTTTGATAACTTTGGTAATCTATTGTTTGTACCATTTAACTTTTCTAAACAACATCACAGAGTATACAAAGATTTACGATTTGGCCCTGAGAAGAATAACCCTATAGATGACACTTTGAATAGAGTAACTGTCAAAGGTAGCGTTATTGCTTTGAATGACAAGAATATTGTAACACTTAACGATGGTGGTAGACAAAAAGGCCGCTTCAATAGTAACGTCATAGAAAATACAACCCCAATAGTGGATTTGTCTTTAATGGGTCATAATGAAGTAAGTAAAGCAGCAAGACAGATTTTGAAGGCTAATAATTTACTTAGCAAATCAATAGAGACAAAAGGCCATCCTGATTTGTGGTATCTAAGACCGGGAGATGTAATGATGTATGGTGAGAAAAGATATGTTATTATGGAAGCACAACATAGTTTAACAAATAGAATGAGTGATTTTAATTTGCTTTCATTACAAGCGGGTATAGAAAATATATTACAATCTATTGATGAGAGTGCTGTAAGTTCAATTGATGTGAAGAGTGAAAATCTGAAAGAGCAAATAATTAAAGAAAATCTCAATTTCTTTGATGAAATTAGAGTAACCACTAAAGTCAACATAATCACAAATATTGTGGAGGATGCTAAGTTAATTTTAGGTGGTAATTCCAATAGAGTTGGTTTAGGGGCAAGTGCTAAAACAATCGGAATGAATAAGAGTGTTCCCTTAGTGGATGTAGGTGATGAATAATGGCCGTTAATGATTATCTAAAACGACTCATAGTAGAAACGATAGCCAATAACATCAATGAAGTTATAATTGGATTTGACAACACACCCCCTACAAGTAGTGATGGGAGTGCTGGTAGACCTGCTATTACAGTAACACCAACTGTTAAGATTTTAGACAATTCATCTATACTAGTGGAAGCCGAAATACCTATCACAGAAAAGTTCGATGAAACGCTAAAAGAAGTATACATTCAAATGAAAGACAGCACAGGCTTTACACCTGTGAGTCGCCACGTTTTCAGACCCGTTGTGAAAGATGACAACACAGAAATGAAAATACAGATTCTATATGAGGTGAGTTAATGTCCAATCCGCTAAAAACACACACAGACAATTTACAAGATGGAGACTTTATTTTCTCATCCTCGCTAACTAACATGCTAGAAGGTGTTCATGGTAATGGTATACTGTTGTTAGAGGACTACGCTGTAGGTGAATCTAGAAGAGTTACACCATCTGCTTTACCGGGTGCGATTGCTTATGCTAGTGCTAACACTATAACAATCAAAGGTGGTCATGGTGTTCTTGATGGTACATTGATAGATTTTGCTGGTGGTTATAGTAGTAATACACCCAACACGTTAACTCTTGACTTAGATAATTCAAACTATGGTTCTGCTTTAACTTCAGGACAACAATGCCTATTCGTAATCTATGTTACAACTGATAACTCTTCAGGTGTTAATAGAATTGGTGTTGAAAGAAGTAGTGCGGGTGCAAGTTTTCCTAATACACCAACTGATTTCTTGGATGAAGGAGGCTCTCTAGATGTAGACCAAACCTTTGTTTTAGGTGTAGTGAAGGCTGTTCACGCTGCTAATTCGACAACCATGCAGATAGACATAGAAAGTGATTCTAACATTTATGACCTAAGAAGTTACGTTAGACCATCACCTTTGTATTTAGGGAGAATGTCAACAGGTACTGTTGGTGCTACTGCTAGTGATGCTAATAGAATCAACAGCCATACTGACCTTGACGGTGTACATGGTGGTGGAACAGAAAATGGTACTTTTTCAGCATCTAAGTTAGGTGGCCTATGGATGGGTGCTGATGAGAGTGACAATGATGTGTTATTCTTCTCAGGTTATCAAGATTCAACAAGAAGAACACATAGACTTGGGCCTAACTTGGTTTTAGTTCAGGCTAATTCAGACGACATAACATTTCAATTTGATGATTACAATTACTTCATATTAACGCCATCAGGAGACATTAATCTCACGGCTGATACAAACGATTCCGCTTTTCCGCCCGGTCATACTATCTTTGTGTCTAACAAACATGCTAGTAATGCAGTAACATTTGTAACTTCAACTACCCCTAGTAGTTACTCTATTGGAGGTAACACTAGTGCTGTATTTGTTTTTGATGGTGCTAATTGGCAACAAACCATGCTTTCCTCAACAGCAACCACGACATCTAGTGGTACATCAGGGCTAGTGCAATTATCTGATGGTGCAAGTGGCTTCACTAGCGACTCTACATTTAGTTTCAACACCACATCGAATAAATTAACAGTTACAGGTGATGTTAGTATTACAAATCTGTTAAGCGACCCTAAAGCGATAGAGTTTACACCACATAGTAGTAACTTAGGAGGAACAGCAAATCAAACACTATGGATGGATAGCGGTGATTCAAATAAACTAAAATTGGGTAATGATATTATTCTTCATAGTGGTAATACAACTAGTGCTAGTTACAGTTTTGCGGGTCTATCAGATACACCTGCTAACTTCGACAGTGCTTCTAATAAGTTCCTTCAAGTCAATAATGGTGATGGGACTGATGGAACTGCTGTAGAGTTTGGTACTATAGTTGAGGGCGATTTACCCACCACACTACCTAGTGTAACTTCTATTGGTTCTAATGGAATTACTCTCACAGCAGCAGGTAATGTATTGATTAATGGTACGTTGGAAGTGTCAGGTGGTACAACAACTATCAGTTCAACAACCATTACAGTTGATGACAAGAATATTGAATTAGGTTCTGTGGATTCACCTGACGATAGCACCGCAAACGGTGGTGGTATAACACTCAGGGGTGCTGGTGATAAAACAATTTCATGGAGTAGCACCACAGGTGCTTGGGAGTTTAACAAGGGTGTATTTCCAAGTGGAAACAACACGTTAGATTTAGGTAGCAGTTCAGTAAAATGGGCTAACGGTTATTTCACCACAGTACACGGTGCTGGTAATTTCACTACAATAGCGGCTTCAGGTGATGTGGCTATCAATACTAATGACTTCGTGGTAGATACTGATGGGTCTAATCCCGCTAAAATCGGTATCAACCAAGCAACACCACTAGCCCCCTTACAAATAGCAAATGTCGGTTATGGTGAAGCCACAGGTTCTATTACTTATACTAATAACAACGGTGATGGTAGTTCAGACGACCATATGGACATTATTCTTTACCCTATTGCTAACTTCAGGTCAGGTAAACTCTTGATAGAGTTTGATGGTGAAGATACAATTAATGGTGGTGGTAATAGAGTCTTTGAAACAGCCGAGGCTGTTGTAACCCATGATGGTGCAAATGCATCCATCACAGTATACGGTTTAGTCCAATCCAACTCCGACGAAACTTTACAAGGTATCTACGATACCAAGATAGAAGGCGGTAATTTGATATTGGTGGTTACACCGCAGGTTACAGGAATAGACTGCGATGTTAGAGTAAGTTGGCAAGCGATGGTGGCATAATGACGACAAATAACGCAGATTTCAAAGTGAAAAAAGGATTAGTAGTGGCTGATGGTGATGTAACAGTTGCCAGCGACCATTCAGTAAAAGCAGGTACATTCGATACCAATGTTGCAGCACAGGGTGTAACACTCACAGGTGTGACACTTTCAGCAGATGGTACTGATACAAACATACCAATCAATATCACACCAAAAGGTAATAGTTCAGTAGTTATTTCTAAGGCTGACATAAATGCTGGTACGATAGATGCTACTACTGTAGGTGTTAGTTCACAGGCTTCAGGTGCTTTTACTACTTTACTTGCTACAAATACTGCTAAGATTACGGCAACAGGTCAATCACTAACAACAAAAGGTAAAGTTTCAGTTGTAAATGCTGACGAAGATAATCCCGCAATAGAAACTAACACTCAATTTCAAGTAAATGGCCCTCCTTTATCAGGTAGTGATGCAGCATCAAGCAAGAATTATGCGGAAGCCCGTATTCATACTGATATTGGCAACGATGATGTTGCAGGTACTACATACAACGGAATGGGTAATGCTTTAGTTTTAGACCAAGCAGAAAACATACATACTGGACAAGGTATTGCTATCTCAAAAGGTCGAAGTTCTACGGGAGACTCATGGGCTTTAGGTAGAGAAGCAAACCGTGGAAATACTGGTAATACAGACCAATTTACTATCGGTTATATCAATAAACCGTGGGATGATGCTGTGAGTCTCACAAACAACCCATTACTTGCAGCACAATCTGTTCTTTCTATAAGCACATCAGGTAATATTCTTGTGGCAAAATCAGGTGCTACTCTTGGTTTTGTTAGCAACAGTCAAACTACAAAAATTAAGGGTAGTGCTTCCGCTTCATCATCTGAAACTTACACATTACCACCTACTGATGGAAGTAATGGTCATGTTTTACAAACTAATGGTAGCGGTGTCCTTAGTTGGACTCCATCTTCATCAGGCGCAGACGGAATGGGTGCAGGTTTCCAATTAGAAGATGATGATGGCACAGAATTAACAATCACCACAAGTAAAGAAATAAAGTTTATTGGTGCGGGAATTACTACCAATTGGACAGACACAGATAATGGTACAGATGCTGACCCATACGATATGACTTTCACTTTAGATGTTGATGACCTCGGTACATCAGCCAACTTTGCAGCGGGAGATTTAATCGCCTTTGGTGATTCAAGCACAGCAGGTAATGATACTGTAAAAGGTACAGTTAACACTTTAGCAACATTATTTGCTGGTGCGGGTCTTACTGCAACTAGTGCTGTAATCGCTGTAGATGCAGACCAAAGCGGCCAAATTACAGCAGTTGGAACTCTTACAGGTCTTACTGTAAGTGGTGCAGCAGATTTGAATAATAATCTAACAGTTGATGGTGCAACAATTTCACTAGACGCTACTACTTCTTTGAATATAGACAACTCAAATACCACTAACGGTATCACTATAGGAACAGCAACAAGTGGTGTCCCGGTTTCTATTGGACACACAACTTCTGAAGTTACAATTAATGATAATTTAACTGTTACAGGTGATTTAACTGTAAATGGTACACAAACCTTCATTAATTCAACAACCATAGAACTTGATGACAAGAACATAGAACTCGCTAAGGGTCTAGGTAATGATGTTGCTGTAGACGGTGGTGGGGTAACACTAAAATCAACTGAAGGCGATAAGACATTTAACTATGTAAACACAAATACCGCTTGGACTAGTTCTGAAAACTTTGACATAGTATCAGGTAAAAAATACAAACTTGGTGGTGCTGATATATTCACCAATGCTACAACATTAGCATCCGGTGTAGTAACATCAAGTCTAACTCAAGTTGGTGATTTGGCTAATGGTTCGATAGTGTCCGGTTTTGGTACAATCACCACAACAGCCGCCATTACAGGTGGCTCTCTCATAGCAGATAACATCACTATTGATGGTAACTCAATAACAAGCACCAACATCAATGGTGACATCACACTTTCACCAAACGGAACAGGAGAAGTAAATATCGCTGCTGGTAATCTAAACTATGCAGGTACGGCTGTTACAGCCACAGGTGCGGAACTCAATGTCCTCGATGGTGTAACAGCAGGTACTGTTTCTGCAAGCCTAGCATTAGTGGTAGATGCTAACAAAGATTTAGCGACAATTAGAAATCTAACTTCAAACGGCACAGTACAAGCCGCTGCTGTTAGTGTAGACGCAGTTGCTGTATTAGACACATCAAGAGGCTCAGGTACAGATGTTTCAGGGGCTACTGTTCTTGCTAGTTACGCTGCTGCCACTTACAAAACCGCCAAATACATCTATCAAATCAAGAAAGATACTGCGGATGACACAGACGTTGGTGAGATACTCGTTACATACGAAGGTACATCCAATGATGTATATATTCTTGAATATGGCATGATTAGCACAGGTGCTTCGATTGGTGCTTGGTCGGTGAATTACAACTTAGGTACTGTGGAATTGAAGTACACACCTGCTAATGACGGCGACCATACTTACACAATACTCAATACTCTACTAATATGATGGAAAGTGAAATCATGGTGATACAATGGCAACAAATAATGCGGATTTTAAGGTAAAAAGAGGCTTAATAGTAACAGAGGGCATAACCCTCGGTGGGCATACTTTCGACGACATAGACATAGGAACTGAGTTTGTTGATACTGATGACCACATTATGTCATCCGGTGCGATTAGAGAAAAGATTGAGTCTTACAGTTATGGTACAGGTGATGCTACCTTAGCAGGTACTCAAACATTTAGTGGTGCTAAAACATTTAGTAGTGCAATCGAATTAAATGATGATTTACACATTAACGATTCACATGGAAGGATTGAGTTCAAAAGAAACGCAAGTAATACTGCTACCAATGCGGCTATAACATTTAATGATAATGCAGATGCACTAAAAGCAAGAATCCTGTATCAGTATTCAACCAATCAAATGCAATTTTATGTTAATAGTGAAAATCAATTATTACTTAATGATGGTGTATTGAGTCCGGCAACTGATAACAATGTAGATTTAGGAACATCCTCTCTAAAGTTCAAAGATTCATTCTTTGGATTAGTAGATGCTGAAAACTTCAAAATAAATGGCGGTCAAGGTTCTGACGGTCAAGTTCTAACTTCGACAGGTTCAGGTGTTGCTTGGGAAGATGCGGGCGGTGGTGGTGCTTCTGCTATCGGTGATTTATCGGATGTATTAATGGATGCCACTAATTTTACTGATGGATTTTTACTTCAACCAAATAGTGATGGTTTAGCCCCAACAACAGGAATATTATCTTCTGCTATTGAAAATATAGGTCTAGGAAAGAATGCCTTAAGTTCATTAACTTCAGGAGACTATAATATAGCAATAGGTTCAGATGCTCTTAGTTCACAAACAACTGCTTCACGTTCAGTAGCAATAGGTCTAGGGGCATTAAATGATGCAAATGCATCTAACGCAGTCGCAATAGGTCAGTATGCTTTACGATATGCAACTAAAAATAGTAATGTTGCTGTTGGTTATGCGGCAGGTCAGGGTGTTTCTTCGGGAGATGCAAACTCAACAAACTTTGAAAGAGCAACATTTCTTGGATATCAGGCTGGACAAAAAGGGGCTAAAACAGGTCAAACATGGGTTACTGCATTAGGATATAATGCAGGTTCGGGTGATGTAATAGGTGCTTATTCAACTTATGTTGGTGGAAGAGCAGGTTATCTATCAGGTGAAGGGCAAAGTAATACAGCAATTGGTTTTTATGCAATGCATGGTAATTCTGCTACTACAACCGGATTTCAAAACAATACAGCAATAGGTGCTAATTCTATGTATTGCACTTCTGCTAGTACCGCATCAAATAACGTAACAGTAGGCTCATTAACGGGATATGCACTTACAACAGGGGATGCTAACACACTAATCGGTTATTCAGCAGGTTGGAGAATGACCTCAGGAACTCAGAATGTAGCAGTTGGTTTTGATGCTTTAGGAGATGTAACAACCGGAGTAAGAAATATAGGGATTGGTTATAATGCTGCTAATAATTTTGATACCGAATCAGATAACATAGCAATTGGTTATGATGCTTTAGGTAGTAATTCTCTCGCAGGTGCAGAACAAAATGTATCAATCGGTAATTATAGTGGAGATGCAATTTCTGAAGGAGATGGAAATACAATAATCGGACATCTTTCAGGTGGTGCAGTTACAAGTGGAAGTAGAAATATTACGCTTGGTTGGATGTCGGGCGATAATATAACCACAGGCTCAAACAATGTTGTTATTGGTGCAGCAGACGTTCCAAGTGCAACAGCAGATAGTCAATTATCAATATCAGATGGTGTTGGTGGAACTACATGGATTCAAGGTAATGCAGATGGAATTGTATTAGGTGCATTAACACCACTATTCTTTGAAAGGTCAGCATTAGATACAACTGCTGTTGACTTTAGAGTTCCAACAGTACAAAGTTCTACTGCTAATCCTAACGGTTATCCAATGCCATTTGCAGGTACAGTAAGGGCAGCATCTTTCCTCTTTGCGGGTTCTGATATAACCACTAGTGGTAATACTAATACAATACGAATAAGAAAGAATGGTGGTACTAGTGGTAGTGATATTAAAGAGTTTACTTTTACGGAAAGTGATTTAGTTAATACTAATGGATTCCAATTCACTCTTGTAAAATCAGGTAGTGATGTATTGTTTACATTTGCAGCAGGTGATGTTTTACAAGTTAGGAGACAAAGTGGTTCAACTGACCTTAATAACAGTCAAGCAATTCTTTGGGTAAAGTTTAATAGTGGGTGATTAAATGGAATGGGATGAGTTAAGAGGGTTTAGAGACGGTTTGTTAAAAGAAATGGATTACTACCAACTTGCTATAAGATGGGAAAATCTAACA